CAGCGGGGTGACCGGCGCGGACTCTTCGGATAACAACCGAATCGGAAACGTCGGTGGTTTCACTTCAGACAATTCAAACTCAAGGGGCACGGAGTAGGACACACTCACGTGCCCCACGTATTTTGGATACTTCAATCCCACACCCATCTGTACCGCCCGATCCCACGCCCGCTTCAGCATCGGAGAATCAAACGCGATAACCAGCGCTTCCTTCAAGAAAGTCAACCGGTATTCCTTCGGGCGGATCAGCACCGGAACCGGGTCTGGCCGGTAGGACGGAATCTCTTCCGTCGCAGTGATGACGGAACAATGCAATTGATCCGGCGGAATCGTGTTCGGAATCGCATTCTCATCAAACCATTGTTGAAGGTGTGCCGCCGATTTCGGATCGACCAAGCGGCGTGTATAGAAAGCTGTAACTTGCACTAAAGATATCCTAACAAAGAGAAAGCGCCCGACATTTCTGTCGAGCGCCCTTTGGAACTCCTGATGTTTTGCCTAACCCAAGTAGTCCCAAAACTCTTTGGCAGTCATATAGACGGCAAGTGTTTCGACTGTTTCATCGCCGTCAATTTCCGCCAATTTCTCATCCCGGATCATACCGATGGAATCACGAAGCTCTCCGATAGATTCGCCCGGCGACGCAGCGGTGATGTACACATCGATCCTATTCAGAGTATCCAGCCGCGCCAACATGAACCGGCCAAACGCCGTCTTGCCGGTCGTCTCTCCGACATACTTGGTCGCCTGTTCCTTAAGCAGATCCATGATTGCCCGCAAGTCGGACAGTAGTTTGGGAGTAATCATTCCCGTTCCTTTCGTCTATAGATAGTGAGCGTAGCTACCCACGATGTACTTGTTGTTGCTGATCGGTTTCTGTCCCACATGCGGGTATAACCACAGCGGCGGGAACATCAAAAGACTTCCCGCGCGCGGGCGCACCTGAATGTTCATATCCGGGAAATACGTCTCCCCACCCTTCTCCACGTCGTTGAGATACCAGAAAAATGCCAAGAACCGCCGCGCACTGGCATAGTCCGCCACATCCACATGCAGCGCAAAATGGTCGCCGCGTTCCGGCGCATACTTTTTCATGCGGAAGGCTTCAAAGCCGTATTGCGCCGGAAAGATCGCATGCTTGATGTCTGACTGGTACTTCGCCAGAGCGACTTGCCCGATCTTTGTTAGTGCGTCGTGATGATTTTTCAGATCGTCCTGACGGCTGATGTTCAGTTCGGTACAGCGCCGGATCTCATCTTTGTGTTCTCCGTGCTCTGTGTTGAGTGCCCCTTCGATCACTGCCGGATGGTCGTCAAACTTGACGATCAAATCCTGACAGAGATTCAGGGGAAGGACATTGTGATAGACGCGAATGTAATCGCTGGTGAAACTCATAGTGTGCCCTCTACCATTTCATATCATCCTTGCCGCCCGTCAATTTGGAAATGATCTGCATTCCGCGTGTGAACCGGGCTTGAAATTTTTGCTCAGAATCCGTTTCGGCATCTTCGGGATTCATGCGCAAGGTCGCCTTCTTTTGCTCATACTTGGCGATGGATACGTCACTGTTATGGATGTCGGCTTGCGCTTCGTCTTCCGCTTCAAAGAGCATCATCCGGGCCTTGTCCACGCCGATGATGAACGGATTGCCAAGGGTACCGTAGCGATTCTTCAAAACCTTGACCTTCAGTTTCTTCATCGTCTTGTACTCTTCGGTTTCGATCAGAGCGAAGAAGAAATCCGCCGTGAACGGAAGGCCGAACGATTCGGACGTATCAGTCAGATCCACATCCACATCGTTGAAGCCACCCCGGTTCACCTGAGTCGCGGAGAAAATCGGCACGTCGAATTCCACGGCCAGTCCGCGAACCTCTTCCGCAATAGCCTTGACGTAGCTATACGACGATTCAATGCTCTTATAGCGCTGACTGGCACAGATGTTCAGATAGTCAACCATGATGACATCCGGCTTGAACTTTTGCTTCAACAGCAACTCATTCAACAGCGCGCGGAAATGACCCACATGGGCCGATGATGTCGGAAATTCCCGAATGACCAGATGACTCTTGTACTGTTCTTGCATCTTGGCAAGTTCAGCAAGGTAATCGTCTTTTGACATCTCCCGCAAATCTTCACGGGTCATCCGCAACAGGTTTTCGTCGATACGTTCACCAACTGCCTTCTCCGAAAGTTCCAGCGTGATGTACAAGACGTTTTTGCCCATCTTCAGGCAATGCGCGGCATGGTGGCAGAGGAACAGCGACTTACCGACACCGGTGCCCGCCATGACGATGTTGAGTGTCTTGGACGGCACACCACCATCCGTCACTCGATTGAAGTTTCCGATATTGAAAGGCAGCTTAGCTTCTTTCAGGTGGTAGCTGTCATACCGATCAGCCGCTTCATCGAAGTAACGGTGACCGATTTTATTGTCGAAACTGATAGCCAGCGCTTCGGATAGCATGCCGGGAATCTTGCCACGATCATGCCCGGCTTTGTCTTCCAGAATCTCCACCGCCTTGAGAACAGCATTCGCGATGGCCTGATCCTTACACCATTTTTCAGTGGTGTCCAGCATCCATTTCAGTTGGACAGGTTCCGCCTTCGGAATCTCGTTTTCCAATTCGCCAACGACTTCCATGCAATCGGCGAACTCTTTCCCATCCATCCCGCGCTGACTGAAATTCAGGCGAATGACTTCCGTGGAAGGGGAATGGTTGTACTCTTGAATGTGTTTCGACGCGGTTTCATATACCAACCGTTCGGCCTTGTCGTCGAAGTAGTCGGGTCGAAGAAACGGAGTCACTTTCCGCATAAACTCTTCATTTCTAAAGAGTTCACGCAAAATGAGTGGTTCCACACGTGTAGGGCTAATGCTCATTGGCCTCTTCTATGGGATGTTTTTGCCGGTGGCTTCTTAGTGATCGATCCGCTCAAACGGAGGAAGCCCGGCGGCGGCGACACGCATTTGTTCCTGATCGTATCGCCGCTGTAGCTTATCGTTTGCCATCGAAAGACATTCGTCCATCGTGATTCCGAATAGCGTGCAAACGCCATTCATCACTGTCAGGATATCGCCTACTTCACCCTTCACATTTTCGATATTGCCCGTCGCCACGTCAGGACGGTATTTCCGTCCGAAGTAGGATCGAATGGCCCCGGACAATTCACCGCTCTCTTCCAAAAGAAGACCCATCAAACGGGCCAACGAATCTTTGTCGAAGGTACGGTCGGGGAAACTTTTCTTGGAAATTTCAATAGCCCGATCAATTGTCTCTTGGCGAATCATGTGCGAATGTGCTCCGATGGTTCGTCTTCCGATGTGGGCGGCGCATATCGGCGACTCATATTTTTCGCTTGCTTGGCGATCAGGTCCCGCATCAGGGTTTCCGGGGTTCCACCATGTCGCCAGTAGCCATCCATAGCAAGAATCATCACATCGATCCATTCGGACAAGTCGCGCGGATTCTCCCGCACTTCATTGATCTCTTTTTCGATGTGCTTGGTGATCCCGCCCGTGCGCTGGCCGGGACCAAATGTTGCTTCAGACCAGACTTGTTGCCGTTCCAGATATTCTTCGAGGGTCATTCAACTACTTCTCCATGCGGACGCGCGTCCCCGATTTCGTACTGGACTTCGACGGTTCCATCATCATGCGTGATTGTTTCGCCCGGCTCTAGCACATTTGCCATCGTGCGTTCGTACAGGTTGAGAATGATCCGGCCAACATGTAGCTGGAAGGTCTGGTCTTTCTCCAATTCATCCGATGGGCCGGTAGGTGATTCGAGGATGTCGTATTCGAAATCCATCTTCATCTCTTCGGTCCCTTCAACACCCGTCAAATGGAAGGTCTTTGGTGCAATCACGGTTCCGGCAAATGGTGCTTGCCGGAACCGGATGCAGTAGTTACCCGCCGCCATTGAAGGATGTTCGACGACTTCGTAAGCGTCGTCGTAATTCTCAAAGGCGCGGTCGTTACTCATTTTCAGGTGCTTCCTCTTCTTCTTCACCCACAACCGCTTCGATTTCCACTTCGTCCGGCCTTGCCAGCCGACCCTTGAAAGTGAACTCCGCGATACAGGCTTCTTCCAGTTTAGCCATCACTTCATCGGTGAAATACTGTTCGGGATTTGTGTTGATGGCGCTGACAAAACCCTTGGCACCAGTCGGGAAATGCACATAGTTGCCTTCCTTCTTCAAAATGCCGTGCTTCAGACCAAACTCCACCAAACCGAAATACGGCAACAGTCCGCGCCGGTGATCCAGATAGACTTCGATCTCCTTGCCGTCGCGCGTGAACCGGCCCTTCTTCAGTTTCACCTTGACGATGTTGGCGACCACATCCTTAGCCTTCTTTTCAGCCGCTCCACCCACCGCATCCTTCGCAGTGAATTCCTTGGTCGCTACGTCCTTGTGACCTTCTTTCAGCCGCCGGTTGTCCAGTTCGATCACCACCGAAGCGGCGTAGACCAGACCATCGCCGCCCGCCATGTTCTTCGTCGGCACGTATGCGCCCGGCACGTCGTAGGTGTGGTTCGTGAACAGGAAAGGCACTTGAGCCTGACGCAAGGGATAGGTCAGGATGCGCATAGCGCCGCGCAAGAGTTGTGCGCGGGTCATGTCACGGGCCTGTTTGCCTTCCAAGGCGTCCGTGACTTCCTTAGTCGTCGAAAGCATGCCAGCGGAGTCGAGCACGACGAAACAGGGCACAGCGTTGTCTTCCTTGCGATAGGCCGCGATGAAGTTGGAAAGCTGATGCTTGAGTTCTTCGACAGTGTTCAGCGGAACGATGATACAGCGTTCCGTGTCGATGTCCCACTCTTCGAGCATTTCCTTGTAGACCGCGCCTTCCGTTTCGACATACAGGACGTAGCCGTCCGGGTTCTTGTCGAGGAAGCGCTTGACTGCTGTCAATGCGAAATAGGTCTTGCCGGTGGACGGCGCGCCCGCCAGCGCGGTGATGTGGTTGCCGGGGAAGCCACCACGCATCGAACCGCTGATGAGTGCGTTCAAGAGATAGCATCCGGTATCAATGAACCCATTGGTCAACCCGGAGTGATGTTCAGCACTTGCCGGGGCAGCAAGCGGGTTCTTCATGATTTCGCCTAGCTTGGAAAACAGCCCGGCGGCTTTCTTCGCCTTGGCTTTCTTGTCGGCTTTGCGTTGCTCGTTTTCTTCAGTTCCTTTCTTCTTTGCCATGTGATTTGTCTCCTAGTGTAGCCTTGAATCGGCTGATCGGAATTCGGAATCATTTAGCATCCGAACCCTCAAAAATCAGCGGGTCGCTATATAACCGCCCTACGAAAAAAGGTCAGCTATATTGGCTTTTTTGACCAATTTCCATTCCGCCGCGTCCGCGATCCGGGACATGGGTTCAAGGAAATTCTTCTCATACAAGGCTTCCCGATCCACATACTTGTCCAGCCCGAATTCGGGCGGGAGATTACCAACGAACCCAATCACATTCTGATCCGTGGGATTGGGCATCTTGAGATAGGCCAACTTGATCTTGTCCCCTTCGAGGATCGGCGGGTAGATGGATTCCAGTCCCTTTTCCTGAATCAAGTGGTTGTGCCACAGTGCCGCGCGGACATGTTGCGGACAACCGTGGGCCGTCACTGAGCGCGGGTCCATGTACTTCTCTTTGAATTCTTTCACGCCTTTGGGCTTTGCAATATCCTCAATCGGCAATGACATGAACTCCTGATAGTACTTCTGAACGTACTCATACAGTTCCTCTTGCGTCCCATGCATGATGTACTCACAGCACTTCATCATCGCGATCCGGCACGTCTTCGGCGTGTCCGACCGCTTCATTTCCAGTCCGGTGTACTTCAGCTTGGGCTTGTCGTACCGAATGCCTTCCTTGTCCCAAATGGACAGCACATAGCGCTTCTTCTTCGTCCAGATGCCCTTCTCCGCGATGACTTCCCTCTTCATGGCAAGGTAGTTGCCGTTTCCGTGGATGAACACGTCGCGGATCTCCGCGAAGATCCGGTCAATCTCCGGTTCGATGATCTTCTTGCAAACCTTGTCAATGTAGTCAACGATCTTCTTCGGGTCCTTCTCATTCGGAAGATACTTTTGGACCATCGGTTCAAGGTTGATGTAATTCGAGTCCGTGTCCGCCGCGATGACATAGTTGAAATCCACCGTCCCGAAACTCTTGTTCAGGAAGCGATTCAACGACTGCTCCACGTACTGAATCACGAACTGACCGGTGACCGTGATGGCTTCCGCGTTCTCCGTGTCATAGAACCGGAAAAACTCGTTTCCCACACATCCATAGAGACTGTTGTTCAGGACCTTCGTCATCTTCTGTTTCAAGTCGAACTCACTCTTCGTGTAGTCCAGTTCGGTGTAGCGCCGCTTCAACTCCGGGTCGTCCGGCGTCTCTTTCAGCTTGCGCTTGATCTCTTCGAGTTCCTTTTCCGACGATTCGGCGATCTTGCGGAATTCCTTACGGGCCGCAAGCAACTCAATAATCATCGTGGTGAAAATGGAGTTCTTGCCCTTGTCATAGGTCGCCCCGTTCGATCCCATCGAAATGTTCAATCCTTCGAACAATGACCAATCCGGCGGGCCTTGCAACATGCGATGCGCGTTCATGCTGTCCACGATTTTCCGTTGCGCGGGTTCCCACATGTCCCGGTCAATCTTGGTTTCGACACCGATGTTCAATGCCGCGATCAACGACGGGTACAGGGAGTTCACGTCGAAGCTGACCACCCACTTGTACAGCTTGGGCACCGGCTCTTTGACGAAGGCCCCTTCGTACTGTGTATCCTTGTCGTCCACTTCCCGGAAGGGCACCACAATGTTCCTGTCGCGAAGGTGGTTGTAGATGGCAGCATCCCATGTACGGACTTGGCTCATCACGTCTTCCATGTTGACCTTCGAGCGATAGGCGACCAGCATTTGCAGATCGATGATGCGCTTCTTCGCTTCCAGCCGATCCACCAAGCGAACGTCATGCACGTTGTATTCGATGAACTTCTGGTGGTTCTTCTGGTACATCTGCCACAGGTTGCGGTATTCGGAGTAGTCGAGTTTGCGTTCGCCCAACTCAATTTCCGCCACGTAGTCCAGCCGGTAGGATTCCAGCGGTTCCAGCACATTCTTCCGATACAGTTCCCGGTAGTCAAGGTTGTTCACACCGGCGATGGAATAGCTGATGTACTCCGAATCAAACCGGCGCAACGTGATCTGACGGATCTGACCGAAAGGCGACAGCTTGGCGGCGCGTTTCTTATCGAGTCGCTTGGTGATCCGGTTTACCAGATAAGGGATATCGTAGCCGGTGATGTTCCAGCCGGTCATGCCGTCCGGGTAGGTTTCAATCCACGCGGCCAAGAACTGTTCGAGCAAGTCGCCTTCGTCATCACATTGAATGTAATTGATCTCTTCGGTCGGCATGAATTCTTTCACACCAAACACCCGGAACTTGTTCTCATTGGACAGCTTCAACACGATAGCCGTCACTTCTTCCGGTGTATCCACGGTGTTCAGAGCCGACAGGA